AAGACAAACACATTAGGAGATTGAGAAATGATCAAAGATTGGATCGAGAATCGTTTAAAACAGCGTTCAACCGTTGATGGTGTGCTTATGGTTGCAGCAGGAGCAGCAATCATTGTGTTCTCACCACTGACTAAACTTATTGCGTATGGTGCAATTGCATATGGTGCATACACTATTTGGCGCAATTAAAGTTTACTAATAGGTATATTACTAGAGGCGTTCATACTCCAAACTTTTTTGGCAGCAACGCCTCTTTTTTGTGCAAATACTTTAGCATCACAATTTTCACATACATGGAAATAATTGTTGTTTAGGCGTTTTGGGTCCATACTTCCACGTGGACGCACAAATTCATCATCACAATTATCACAACGTAATACGACCATTGTTTTTTTACGACAATAATTGTGTTGCTTTCCAAGTTTACTACGGCGCATATGCCAAGTATCAATCAAATATTCTTTTATATACATAACTATATTTACATAAAGATTATAAAATACACCGATAAATAATAGAAAGGACCACTATGAGCATACTAACTTTAACACCAGCAGCAGAGAAACAGATAGACCTTTTGAGCAAGGAGAACGATTGCTACGGCATTACTCTAAATATCAAAGGCGGTGGTTGTGCAGGTTTTGAGTACGACTGGGGAACCATTGCTACTCCTGAAGATTTAGAAGATGGCGATGAAGTGATAAAAACAACAAATGGATGTGCATTTGTTGTAGGTTCTCATAGTTTGATGTTCTTAATCGGAACAGAAGTAGATTATGTAAAAAGTTTGGTTGGAGCAAACTTTGAAATACGCAACCCAAATGCTCAAAGTGCATGTGGTTGTGGAGTTAGTGTAAACTTTGATATGGACAGTTTAGTACCACAGTTTTAAGGAAAAAATAAATGGCAAGAAAAGAAATTGATATCGGCATTGAGGGTAACGACGGTACAGGTGATAGTATACGTGAAAGTTTTCGTAAGGTAAACGACAACTTCCAAGAACTGTATGCTGTATTTGGCTTAGGCGGCAGTATCTCTTTTAAAAATATTGACGATACACCTGACAGTTATCTTGGTAATGCTGGCGGTGTTGCAGCAGTAAATCAAACTGAAACAGGTATTGGGTTTTACAAGTTCATCAGTGACGCATTAGACAATGCTGATACCAAAAGTGCTAATAGAATTAACAACAGTGTGGTTGTTGAATTTGATGATGTAGATCCGGCAACACCTGATCAAAGTGGTACAGTGAAAATTACAATACTGGATCCACACATTGAAAGAGATCCTGATCCAACACTTACTGCTCCTGTAGACTTTGGTGCAGTTGGCGCTTACAGTGACTTGATCAACACAAAACTGAGAAATACCAGTGGCACAGGTGATGATATTGATACATTGGTTACTCAATGGAATACTACACATGCTTTAAAAGACCCGATTACTGCCACAAATATCATTCCAAGCATTGGTTACAATGATGATACATATGTAAACATTTCTGGCGATACTATGACTGGTGCTCTTGAAGTACCAGCAGGAGCTAGTGGCGCACAAGTTCCACGCACAGAAGAAGTAATTACAAGAGCAGGAAGTGAAACCAACAGGCGTATGCTTGACACACTGTATTTGTCAGACCATCCAAATCCAATCGAAGGCTTTGGTACTCCAAATGGCAAAGACGATTTACAGGCTGTAACAAAATTATATGTAGATACACAGGGTTTCAGCAGTGCTACAAACATTTATGTTGCAACCACAGGCGATGATAATCAAACCGGCACACCTGCAGGACAAGAAGGTAGAGCACCACAGTATGCATATGAAAGTATCAATGCAGCTATGTCTCGTGCTACAGAAATTATTGAATCTACTCCCTACGAACCAGGACCATATGTACAAACAATCACATATGACTTGCAATCTAAAAACACAACAATTAGCACAGTATCTGGATACACTGCATGGGGCGGCGGTATTGCAGCAGTAGCAAGTCCAATTGTTTCACAAAACATCATAGGACTTCAAGAAGAAGTAGAAGAATATGTAGCAACAACATATCCTGATCTAGAATATAATGTTAGTACTTGTAAAAGAGATATACAATTAATAATTGACAGTGTCAGACTTGATGTCCTAGCAGGACCAACTGTTAACTATCTTTCACGTTGGGCAGGACTTAGATACAACGCCAACCCAAGTGCTGTTAAAGCAAAAACAACACAATTAGACGCAACTGTTGATAGTATTGCTCTCGTGAAAAATAGAATTTTGTCTATTTTGTCAGACGAATTAACAATTGCCAGCGGTGATGCCGTATATGATGCATACCAAGATAGATTTAATAATGTGCTAGACATTATACAAGGCACACCAGTTGACTTAGAAAGTACAGGTACTGGTTACGTATTTGATTTCTTAAATGGCACATATGACAGTGTGGACCAGGGTATTGAAGGCAACAGTGATTTACGTGAAGGTAAACTTATTGTAGGTAAATCAAGTGGTGCAAAAGGTATTATCACAGACTATCGTAGAACAGCAACTGGTACAACCGATAGTATTACTGTAGATCTAGTTGAACCAATTGAATTTGAAACAGGTGAAGAACTAGAATACGGTAACTTAACACGCAATAACCAAGTTACAGTGCGTGTGGAATCGGGTATTTACTACGAGCATCTTCCAATCAAACTACCAGAAAACGTTAGTATCAAAGGTGATGAATTTAGACGAGTGGTTTTAAGACCAAAACCTGGCGTATCACAAAGTGTTTGGGCAAACACATACTTCTATAGAGATGCGGTAATTGATGACTTGCCGGCTGCCTATTCACCAATTAGTACCACAAGCGCAGTCGCAACTGACGCAAGTAGAAGTAATACAGGTTCGCCATATACAATTACAAGCAGTCAATGGTCGTCAAATGGTGCAGGTATTGATGCAGAATTTGAAGTGGCAGTTGATGCAGTAGGTGCAACAACTATTACAGTTACCAATGCAGGTGATGGATTTGTTGTAGGTGATACAATTACTATTGCTGACACTGCATTAGGTAGCGGTGGTGCTGCTGATGTAACATTTACTGTCACAGCAACAGGTGGCGGTACAACTTTTGTTCATCCAATCAGTGGCAAAAATGGTAAGTATGGTTATCATTATCTTGCTGATCCTAGTACACCAGTAAATGTAGGAAACTTTGGTACACTTAATCCGGGCAACTTTGATCAAGCAGCAAGATTGATTGAATTCAACAAATTGTTTATCATTGAAGAAACTATTGAATACATCAATGCTACCTATCCTACATTGGTTTACAATCAAGATAAATGTGAAAGAGACACTGGTTTAATTATTGACGGTATTATCAGTGACTTGAAGTCAGGTGGTAGAGAAGCTACGCTTACAAATCAAGGTGCATATTATGAAGGTGCTGTGAGTGGACAGGAAACAGAAACAGCAGCAGCGATTACAAATCTAAAAACCATTATCGAACACGTTTTGCTCAACGGCGATGTATCAAGCACATACACACCTTTGGGTACAGTTGATCAAATAACCGATGAAGATTACACTGCTGAAGCAGATTCATTAACAAATGCACAAGAACTTTGTGACTGTGTTGCATTTGCATTTAATGTAAGTTATAATCCTCCATTGAACAACAGCGAAATGGATGTGTTATTGTGTAACGATGGTACTATTGTTAGAAACATAACAGTGCAAAGACACGGCGGCTTTATGATGGTTCTGGATCCAGAAGGACAAATCCTAACAAGATCTCCTTACTGTCAGACAGGTTCTAGTTTCTCACAATCAAAAGGCACACGTAGAAACTTTGCAGGCGGATTGTTTATTGACGGTTATGCAGGTAACATGCCTGTTAGTGTTTCTGGTGTGAATAGTGCATTTAACATCGACGTTGTATCACCAGCAGGTGAAGGTTTGTTTGTGCGTAGACCTCCTACTCCGTTCCCATTCTTTTACAACGGCGGTAGATATCAGGTTAATACAATTACAAACTACAACAAAGCAACTGGTACTTGTACATTTGTGCTAGACGAAACAAGTAATGTTGCTGATAGAGTGATTAGAGAAATTGATGCTATTACACAGGCAAGTCCTGCTGAAATTACATTTACTGCAAATCATCCTTTCAATGATGGCGATAGAATTCAAATCAGTAACGTAAACGGTATGACAGAAATCAACGGTGATACAGTTTATGTTAAAAACACACTAAGTCCAGATACTGTAGAACTTTACACAGATTTAGCGTTGACTGCACCATACAGCACAGTAACCTACACAACCTATACAGGTGGCGGTAATGCTGTGAGTATTGCAGAAGGACAAGGTTGGACCAGTGGTACAGGTGTTGATATCTTTGTACAAAGTGGTGGTAACAGATCAATGCTTGCTAACGACTTTACACAAATCAACGATTTGGGATTTGGCTGTCTTGCTATCAATAACGCATTATCAGAACTTGTTAGTATGTTTACATATTACTGTCACACAGGTTATCTTGCAGCTGATGGCTCACAGATTCGTAGTATTGCTGGTAACAACAGTTACGGCTTCTTTGGACTAGTTGCCGAAGGTAGTGATCCAGATGAGATTGCAACAGATGTTCAACTTGGTGCTGATATGGTATTCCCTGCTAAAACATTTAGAGCAGATGGATACTTAGACTTTGCAGCAGCAGTTCCTAGCACAGGTACAATAACTGTAGGACAAACACTAACTCAAGGTTTGATTGAACTTACTATTACAGGTATTACTCAGGCAAATCCAGCAGTTGTTACCACAAGTGTAGCACACGGATTGTCAAATAGTGATTTTGTAACAATCAATGATGTTGTAGGTATGATAGAAATAAATGGATTGCAGTTCTATGTTGATACTGATGGTAGTGGTAGTGCCGGCGGCACATATACTACAAGTGAATTTGCATTATACACTGATAGTGCATTAACAACAACATATGACAGTACAACTAATACAGCATACAGTAGTGCAGGTGAAGCAGTGAGAGCAGCAAATGCCACAGGTATTGTTAGTTTCTTAGGTGAAGAAGATGCCAGTGGCGATCCTACAAGAATTTATGTACATAGCACATCAGGTGTGTTCAATACAACTGGAACTTGTACAACACCAACAGCAAGCACAGTAGGCATTCCTAACAACGTAGAAACACTTGATTTAGATGCACCAGAAGATTCGCTGTTTATGTATGCATATGACTTAGGTGGTTTCCCAAATAACATCAGTGAAGTAGAAGTATTCCACGATGTTAACCTATATCAACCTTATGAAATTACCAATGCAACTGATGCAGAATTTACAATTGGTGGATATCCGATTGAAGTAGATACAGCCGTAGGTGTAACCTATGGAGGTAGTGGTACCGGAGCCGTTTTACAAATCAGTAAAATACAAACTGGCGGTGGCACATATCAAGTTAGAGTAGATAATGCAGGAGACGGAAGTCCAGCAAGTTACGTAGCCACTGAAACTATCACTATCCCAGGAAACTTACTGGGTGGTGCAACTCCAGCAAACGATGCAACAGTAACAATTGATGATGCTGACGGCGGCTTGATTACGTCTGCAAGTGTTACTGGTACTCCTAGAGTTGACGATAGTACTCCTATTAAGAGTGGTATTGTTTGGAGATTTAACTTTGGTACTGGACTAGAAGGTACTGCTTCAAACGGACTTCAACAGGATACACCACATGATACTAGACTGGTTGTTAGACACAAGCAAAACTTCTTAATGGATAGCTTCCCAGCAGAAGACTTGCCAGTACGTCCAAGTACAGCATTCCAGTTTATTGACGACACTAGAGATTACACATATCGTACAATTTCATTTAGTAACACAATTACAGACGGTGTCAGTGTTGGTACTGATCAACGTATGGTTACCTTTGACAGTAACTTTAGATACATTGATTTGACACTGGACAGAGGTGCAGCAAATGCGTTAGGTGATACAGAAAGTGCATTCTATGCGGCTGCAACAGTGAATCCAAATTACACAGATATTATGGCTGCACCTACTCCTGCACTAAGCGGTAGTATTACTATGGGTACTACGGCTGCTACAACAAGTACAGATGGTAGTAGATTCCTAGTTATCAGTGTATTAGACGAAACTGATGAAGAAAGAATTCAAAACTATGATATGATCTTTACCTGGGGTGGTAAAATACATCAAATTGATGGCTATGCAGTTTATGATTATCCAGCAGGATCAGGCACTAGAGAAGTAGGTGTTATTCAAATTTCAGATGTGTCAGGCAGTGATATTAACTTCCCAGCATTAAGTGGTAGTGCATACGGTGGATTGGGTCTAAGTGCTGAGATAACAGATGGACTTGTATTGAAAGCAGGTCTTGCAGAAGGCGAAAACGCAGAGATTACTGTTAATATTAGTACATGTCGTGCAACAGGACACGATATGCTAGACATTGGTGTTGGTGGTTACAATACTGCTAACTATCCAGAACGTATCTTTGGTGAACCGTTTGGTACAAGTGCAATCAGTACAAACGATGCTATTGACAGTGAAGGCTTCAACAGTGCAGCACAAGTACAAGAACGCAACAAAGGGCGTGTGTTTACTGTTATGACAGACCAAGATGGTTTCTTCCGTGTTGGTAGATTCTTTACAGTTGACCAAGGTACTGGTAGTGTTACATTTAACGCTGCACTTGTTCTCACAAACATCGATGGTATTGGTTTTAAACGTGGTGTGCGTGTAAATGAATTCTCAAACGATGCAACGTTTACAGATGCCAAAGGTGATGCAGTACCAACACAAACAGCAGTTGAAGGATATATCAACGCACGTTTAGGCAGAGACAGAAATGGTACAGCATTAACTACAGGATTAATTCCAACAGGCGGCGGATACATATTCAAACTAGGCGACACAATGGCTGGTACGCTGAACATGGGAAGTAATACACTAACTGGTCTTGCTAACCCAGATCCTGCACAGCCAACTGATGCTGTTAATATTCAGTACTTTGAAGATAACACAGACGAGATTAATGACATAGGTGACGTTACTATCACAGGAACAGGTACACCTGTACGTGGCAACTTGTTGGTATTTACAGGTACAGACCAAGATAGTGAAAACTGTGCTATCACCGGTGACATTGAAGTAACATACGACCCCCTAACACCTAACCAAATTGAAATTGGATTTACAGCAGGCAGTATCACAAACGATGACGTTGCTGCTGATGCTGCAATTGAACAAAGTAAATTGGATATGGTAATTGCTACAAGTAGAGCAGCAGCACCAACCGGCACACCAGCTGATATTCAGGCAGCAAGTGGACTAGCAAGTTTTGATAGTGCAAACTTCACAGTAACAGACGGATGGGTTAAAATCACAGACGGTGGTATTGCTAATGTTGAATTGGCAAACAGTACAATTACAATTGGTAGTACAGTTGTAAACTTAGGCGATACTATTACAAACCTAACTGGTATTGGCACAATTAATCACACTGGCGATATATTAGGCCCAGCAGGAAGCTCACCAGACAACGGTGTTAGCATTGGTAGCAGTGCAAACAGATACAACACTGTATGGGCAAGCACATTTAATGGTACTGCAACAGAAGCACTATATGCTGACTTGGCAGAAAACTACTTAGGTGATGCTGATTATGAACCAGGCACAGTGCTTGTATTTGGTGGCGATGCAGAAGTTACTGTGTGTAGTGCTAAAGGTCAAACCAGTGTTGCAGGTGTTGTAACAACTAACCCAGCACACTTGATGAACAGTGCATTAGAAGGTGATAATGTTGTAGGACTAGCATTACAAGGTAGAGTACCTTGTAAAGTTATAGGCACTGTTAAGAAAGGCGACATGCTGGTTACAAGTGCCGTACCAGGTTATGCGATAGTGAATAACTCCCCAGGCGTAGGACAAGTGCTTGGTAAAGCAGTTGGTACAAAAGACACCGAAGACAGAGGTGTTGTAGAGATTGTGGTAGGGAGAGTATAATGGCTAAGCAGGTTATCAACGTAGGATCAAGTGCAGGTGATGGTTCAGGAGATGCATTGCGTGATGCAATGATCAAAATCAATGCCAACTTTACAGAAT